GGTGCAGGTGGCATATCTTTAATTATTTTTGATGAGGTTGCTTATATGGATAAAGAAACTTGGGATACTGTACGACCAATCTTATCTGATAATCTTGGGAAGAGTCTTATGATTACTACACCTAATGGAGTTAATTGGTTTTATGATCTCTTTGAAAACGCAAAGCGTAGAGATGATTGGGCAGTATTTCACTATCCAACAGAAAATAGCCCAAGAATAGATAAACAAGAACTAGAACTTGCAAAAGAAGAACTTGGATCATTAGTTTATGCTCAAGAGTTTTTAGCTGAGTTTACAGAGGTAGGCAATATGTTTAAGAGAGAATGGTTTAAATATTTTGAAATATTACAGCCTAATTCAGAAGATCCAGAGTATTTAGTAGATGGAGAAGTATATAAGCATTCTGATCTATCTTTTTTTGGAACTATGGACACAGCTTTATCACAGAAAGAAACTGCTGATTATTCTGTAATCATGGTTGTAGGTACTACACCTGATGGCAAGATGCTTATCATGGATATATACCGGGATAGATTATCAGCACCGGATCTAGTACCAAGAATAGAATATACAATACAAAAATTTAATCTTGCATGGCTAGGAGTAGAGGATTCTTCTTTCGGATTAGGTATAATACAGATGGCTAGGCGACAGGGTTTACCAATTAAGAATCTTAAAGCAGATAAATCAAAGACAGCTAGAGCTGTACCAGCAGCAGCAGGTGTAGAAAATGGTACTATCTACTTTTTGAAAAATGCTAAATGGTTAGTAGAATTTGAGAAAGAACTTACGAGCTTTCCGAGTTCTGGTACACATGATGATCAGGTGGATGCTTTAGCTTACGCAGCTAGGCATGGTATTGTAAGAAAGACAAAATGGAGTGTAATCTAATTGGGATTAACAGATAATATTAGAGATTTTTTCAGGCAACAGGGAGAACAAGAAACAAAGGCATATAGCAGTTTTCCAAACAATCAAG